TTAAATATTTCTCCTTTATCTACATCCAAAGCTCTAACTTCATTAAGGTCATACTTACATAATATTTTTGGATCTGCAGTAAAGTCTGATTGCAATAACTGATGAGTAATTTCATTAGCTACTGTTTGCCATAGAGGAATAAGTTTTTGTTCAGTAAAGAACTCTCTCAATTCTCTCGTATTGTTGTATGTCGCCGATTCCAGTCCAGCTCCGAGTCCAGCGAGAATTGCTGGGACACCTAAAACTGCAGAAACTCTTTCCTCAGGCAATCTCCTTAGTTGGTTAAGGTTTAATTGTTCTGGAGACCAAGATACTACTTTTACATCCATTGCACCTGTAAGTATCATTGGTGCTCCTCTATTAGAACCACCAAATTTTTGTTTGTATATTTGAGCAATCGCTTCAGCCTCATCTTGGCTAGGTCCACCCATTGCGTCATCTTTAGGAGAAAGAATAACACCAGGTACTGCCATGTTGTGTAACAAAGCAGCTGCGTACTGACCTGCAGCCTCGTCTCCTAAAATTTCTCTTAATACAGCTTTAAGTGGTGCAAATCCTTTTCTGTGATTATTAGGATCAACACCTTGTCGAATATGAACAATGTCATTTGCAGGGATTACAACAAATTCATTTTGGTTGAGTGAGTTAGAGTCTTTAACATAATATTCGTAGTGAGTAATTAATTGTTTTTCGTTACCTCTTGGTTTTATGTAGTGAGGCATAAGAGGAACAAGTTCAATAACTCTGCCTGCTTTATTTTTGTTCTTCAATAAATAAGCATCGCCTTCAGCATTTAGTGCTGTAACAATGTAGTGTGCCAATAAAGAACCTGAAGTGTAAGGATTAGGTCTGTTAATTAAAGTAGTTACAGGGTGGCTATCAACCATTTCATAATCTGAATCCCCTATCTCTCTATAAACTTTTAGTCTTGGTTCAGCGAATGAAGTAGAGAGTACATTCAAACAAGCGACTACAGCAGAGTTGCCTGTTCCATCTCCAATCTCTTTAATGAGTTTGTCAGGCATAAAACCTGATTGTGTATTGTATCCATAGATACTTGAATCAACCGAAGAGGTTGATCCTAAAAAACTTTTTTGTTGTGTTCTTTGTGGTGGAGCCTGAAGATATTCTACTGCTCGTCTGTAAAAACTTTTATTTTCTGCCATCTAGTACGCTTTCCAATTCACTCTCTTAGTTAAGTTTAATACACCATAAGCTAGCGTATCAACAATATCGTCATGTGCTCCTAAGGGAAAAGTCAATAATTCTCTTTCAGCTTCGTGTACCCAATCAACCATTGGGTCATCAGGAAAGAATACTTGTCCACCTTCCATTTTAGCAGACAAAGGTATGGCACGACTGCGTTTGTCTTTGTCAGCTTTTAACTCTCGGACTTGGATTCCTTCTCTTCTGGCAAACTGAATAATCGATAACTGAAATCCTGCTCGTTCAATTCCTATCCAATCAAGATTATTTTTTTTATAGAACTGTTTCATTGCAGGAATTATGTCTGGAGCTTCCATTCTTTTTCTTAACATATCAACGACAAACAATTTATCTTCTACAGGATCTTGTGCAAATGCTGTAAATACTGTGTAGTCGGCAGTTTGTTTGGTAGAAGTTGCTAAGTCAACAGTTGCAAACTTAGGCATATTATCAAATTCATACAAGAAACCATCTATTTTGGCACCACGAACAGCAGGTTGATAGTATTTAAACCAATCTGATTTGAAAAGCTGAGTTCCTTCATTTACAAATTCTGCTTCATACTCCTGTGCAAATGTCAGAGAACCAATTTCCTGCTTTGCCATTTCTAATTCTTCAGGATCAATTGCAGGATTATCTACTGTAGAGAATTTAAACTTAGCCCAATCCGCTCTATCATCTGCGTCTTGCCATAAACGATAGAACCAATTGTTCATACCACGAGGTGTACTAATGAATAAAGCAGAACCTTTTCTTTCAGTTAAGGTAGGTCTAAGAACCTCAGTCCAAGTTTCTTCTTTAATAAAAGCAGCCTCGTCCATAACCAGGAAATCCAAACCTTCTCCACGAAGTCTTTGTGGATTGTCAGCAGATTTAACAGCAATAAAACCACCATTGGCAAAATTAACTGTCATGTCCCCCATTTTTACATCAACACCTACTTTAGAGCCAAGATCATATCCTGCTGACATAATATCTCTCCAACCAACCCTTGCAATTGAGAATGTTGGTGCTACCCACCAAGCTCTTTTACCTTCTAATGCAACTTCTAAACAAGACTGGACACCTAATCTTGTTTTTCCAAATCTTCTACCTGCACAAAGTATTTTCCAACGAGCTTCAGACTCAGAAACTATTTTTTGGTTTTCGTGTAATTTAGGAAGTTTTATTTTTTTGTCTTTTGCCTTCTTCTCTTCAAGAAGTTTTTGAAATTTAGGATCTTCCATAATAATAGTATATACACCTATCTCCGAAGAGATAGGCGTTGATGGGAGGGCTTGTCAGCAAGGAAGCCGACTACTTAAGTCTATACTTCCTTGTTGACAGATTTCAACTTTATCGTGTGGACTACCCACGATAGCTATCTTTAATCTATGTTTAATCCCTCAGGCAATCCAAAGAGGTCCACATAAGCTTTATATATTGTACTGTGCTTATCTTCGCAATCATCAGAAAGCATTTTTTTCCAATGACTTGTATTTTCTTTTAAGAATAGAAAATCTCTTTCAGTTCTAGAGATCTCTGCTTCTTCTCTTTGTATATAATTTGCTTGAGCATCAGTTAAACCTACAATGTTGTCAAAAAATTCTTTTTCATAAATTTCTTTTAATTGTTGTTTAACTGCTGGATATTTATCTAGTACTCTCATTCTTCTTCTCCTAATAGGTCATTTAATGAATCAATAAAAAACTGACCTTCTGCACCATCAAAATCTGTAGCAGCAATTAAAGTTTTCATTGTATCCATAATTTCTTCTCTTGATTTACCCGCTTCGTCTGATAGTATAAACCCTTCCAAAGGAAGTGAAACTACTTCATTAACAAGCTCATCTAAGATAGATTCTTTGCTTGTTATTACTTTTAATCTATCTTTTTTAATGTCTTCTATAAATTCATAAAGAGATTCTTTACTTGCAATGCTCGGTAATTTAAAATAGTTTTCTACAACAGTAGAAAAAGCATAAGATTCTTCTCTAGAGTTTTTATGCGCTATTTTTCTTAGTTGCCTATGAGACATATTACCATTGCTATTTAAAAGGTACTGGACTTGAAAATTGTAACACTTTTCACACTCTTCACAATTGTGGTCAACTGCTCTTTTGGAAACAGCTCCTCCAATAAAATCAGTTGTATTAAAAATAATACTTTCTAAAGCATATTCGTAAACACAATCTTCTGTGAAATCACTACTTTCTTTTAAAATAGGATAAGAAATCATACAAAAATCAAAATCTTTTGTAATACCTTTAGTTCTATATAAATGTTTTTTTAACTTTTCGACTGTAATTGATAAATCTTCATCTTCATCTAACTCATAGTCATAAGTAAAAAATGTTAACACCATAAATTGATCTTTGTTATCGTAGTTTCCTAAAACAACAGTCGTAGGCAGATCTATATCATAATGAGTGTTGATATTTAATTTTTCTGCTGCAGAATCAATAAATTGATTAGCCATAAAAGTTGAGTTAAAACTTTTTTCTATATAATAATTAAATGTTTCTCCATAAAGAACTAATTCAGATCCTAGAAAGTTTTCTATTTCCTCGTGTCCTTCTTCTATATCATAATTTTCGCTATCCATCGTACCAATCCTTTTTACCATAAGTACTTATAACTTCTTCTAAGTCGCCATCAACATACTTATCGTAAGTTTTCCATACTTTTTTCTTCATAACTTCGTTCATTGTCTTCATTTTACAAAGCTGTGCATACATTTCTGCTCTAGTAGATTTTTTTGGCTTTGTCCTAATCTGGTGTTCATTAGGAACAGCTTTTTTTCTAGCTTCACATAAACCTTTTGGACCATTAGCTGTACACAGGTCTTCAAAATGCCAGTTGCCATAATCATCTGAAAACCAAGCACTATCAAAAAATGAACAAGAATACCCTGGGATATCACAAAATCCACTATTTCTATCTATATTTGTTATATTTTCTACATTTGTAACAGAAGATCTTACCTTAGGTATGTTTAAAGCTTTTAATTTAGCTAAAATCATACCGCCATCAGGTGCTTTATGTCTTCCTTCTTCATATAATTTCTGAATCGCATAAAAAACATCGCCTTTTGTGTAGTTTTTAAGGTCAGAATACATAACATCGATCTTTGTCATTGACCAATTCGCTGCGTCATCCATTCTTAACTGCAACCATTGTACTATTTCATACCATTCATCTTGTTGCATACCTTTAAAACCACGAGTGTTTTCATCAATACGCTTTGGTTGATGTTGTGCTAATTCTCTAAAGTCCATTTGGTCATCGCCAATGTGTTCTAAATCACTCATTGCCAATCAGTTCCTTCTCTATTTTCACAAATAATGTAAAGATTAACTGTGTTTTCTACAGTAATCACTTTAAATTGCCAGTAATTAAACTGAGAACCTTCATTATTTCTACTACAGAAACTTTTACCTGCTATTCTCATAGCACTGCCTTTATTTCTTCTTTGTCTAGAATCTTCGCTTTCAAAAGAATAGCAATGTACCCATTCATTTTTACTTCCTAAAGCAAGTAGCATTGCTTCGCCATCAATGTAGATACTTTTAGCTCCTCTTTGAACTGTAGATTTTGGTAACTTACCTACGACTATAGGCTTTTTTAATAAATTACTCATTCTTCTCCTTTATTTATTTTTATAACTATATCACATATATGTTTTTATGTGAAATTTTATTTATTTATATTTATTTGACTACTATTCATAGAAAAAGGTTACACACTTTTTTAAAAAAGATACTTACCTGACATAACTACTCTCTCTGCAATAGGTCTATGTTAAATAGGTATAGTTAATTAGGTAT